TCTCCTAATTATATCTTGCAACCTTGTTGTTTGTTGTGGCTTAGTTGCATTAGTCCGGTCTATCCATTTGTGAAAAAATCTATTTGCATCCTTGTACTTGTTAGGGTGTTTGTTTAAATATTCATTGGCATCCCTTAAAAGGTTTTCATGATTAAGCCCTTTTTCCTTAATCTTGTCTAAATGCTTTTTTGTAACTTTTATCTTTATCATGGTGATTATTTATTTATTTATTTATTTTCATTTATTTATTAGGGAACTCATGTAAAAACGCATGCGTTCACTTTTCCTTACTTATTATATCTTGTAATTTACTATTATATTGTTGATTTTTCATACTATTTCTTGTTTCATTCCATTTCTTTCTTGATATTTTTTTACCCATATTTTGTTCAAAAAATTTAGATATGAAGGGTGAAATGATAGTTTTTTTGTCAAAACTTATATATTTTTGGTGACTTTCAGTATCTTTTTTTAGTCGTTTTATATTAATTTTTAAAACTTTCTCGGCATAATCTATTGGAATTGAGTTATTTTCTCTACCCCATTGTTCGTGAAATAATACCAATAAATCTTTATAAGAACGAATACCAACCCTTTGTTGTATCAATTCTATCTCACTATTTATGACATTGTAATAAGGTAAATCGTTATCCATTTTTTTCTCCTTAAATTAATATTTGCTGATAATATTCTTTATGTATATCTTTATTTACTTTTTTATTAATATTTTTAAATATGTGTGCAATTACATCAATAGTCCAACCATCACCTAAAACATCTTGTGCTTGATTAAAACTTAATGTTTTAGTGTAACCAACAGGAACAGTTTGTGCTTGTTCAAGTTCTTCTCTTGTTAAAAACCTACAAAAATCTTCAAACTCAATTAAACCTGAATTTGGGCTTCTATCTTGTTTCCTTAAAAGGCAGCCAACCTTTTTTGAATTTGTAATATTTTTACAATTTTTTATATTGTTTCCTTTATTACCATTGTTCCACATTTCTATTCTTGATTTTGTTTTTTTTAATTTATATTGTTTACATATATCTTTATTTGTTTCTTTATAATCTTGAAAATTTATTAATTTATCTTTTGGTTGAGTAACATTTGGAATATTAGTCCAATAGTATCTAGCCCTAGTTTGATAACTAACTAAAGAAGAATTAATTAAAGCACCTGCTACACCCAAATAATTATCTAATTGATTTTTGCTATTATTTTTCATTTTTACATTTTCTAATAAAAAATATTTTGGCTTACAATCTTTTAATAATCTTAAATATTCATAAAATAATCTTGATTTATCACCTTCCAAACCTTTTCCATTTACTTTTGCATTTGAAAAATCTTGGCATGGGCTGCCACCTATTAATAAATCTATCTTTGGTAAATCTTTTGCACTTAACTTACAAACATCACCTACATGAATTGTGTTTGGATAATGATGTTTTGTTAATTCAATAGCAAATTTTTTTATTTCACTAGCATAATAATTGTCATATTTAATGCCGGCCCTATGCAATGCAAGTTGTCCACAACTCATTCCATCAAATAAACTCAATACATTCATATTTCTATCCAAAGTTGTTTGTTATAATACAAAAATCTTTTATCTTAAAATGTCTTAATGTTTCTCTATCTCGATAATCATTCCTGTAATCTTTTAGTTGTAATCCTAGTTCCGGTCTATGCACCAAACCTCTTGGATTTTTCATTGGGTCAATTAATTCTTTTTTTCTTTTGTTTAAATCAATATAGCCAAGTGTCTTAGATTTTTTCCACCACACAACAAATAAGAATGGTATGTGACTTTCATCACCATTTTGTATAGCCCACATATATTTTTTGTTGGACATAATCATGGTGTCGAATTGGTTGACATCTATATTGCGGCATCTTACCTCAACCATTGCGTCAACTTTCTTATTTCTCATACAAGCAAAATCAAACTCATAAGCAAGCGGCATATCATGGGCGGTAAAATTCCATTTATACATGACATATTCAATAACCTTTTGTTGATTATTTCTATCTTCATCATTCTCATAAAGGTGTGTTTTTTTAGTCATCTATATGCACATTTGACAAAATAGTAACAATGTTTTCATTCCAAATGTTTTCAAACCAATCGTTAGGTTGAACCGCACCGGATGACATAACTAATATTATTTTCATTATTTTATGGCTTGGTATGCTTTCACCATTACACCATCTATACCATTGTCTTTCTGTGCCTAAATCTCGCCATCTATCTTTCTTGGCAATACTATAAGGTGTTTCACCCATAGATTTTAAATATGATAATATTTGCATTTTTTACTCCTTACTTTCATATATTTCACTTACACGAATGTTATTTTAGTTGGTCTTTTTACAAACGCACACTTTAAGTCTTGAGAACAATTTTCATGCTCTAATGTAAAATCTTGTGTATATGTATCTTGATTAAGTATTGCATCAAAACTAAATCTAACACCTTTATAGTGTTTGTTTTCTAAAAAATTATGTAAAACCTCACCATCATTATATGTAGATAATATATTATCATCTAATTTTTTTGGTACTGTAAGATTTAAAACAAAACCTCTATCATCTAAAAACCACATTTTATTAATTTCAGGATAATATTCATTTATAGGATTTTCTTTCCAATAAGTTAAAATAATTTTACCTGTAAAGGTTTGCTTATCATCATTAAAGGAAAAATCTACTGACTTAATAAACTCTTTATTTTCATAATAAGAAATAACATGGGCATTATCGTTATGATTACCATTAAATTTTTCTTCTTTATCATTAGTTCCCCAATCATCTAAATTAAAATTAACATCAAAATCATAATCAGAAATTCCAATATAATCTCTTGCTTTTTTAATTGCTTTTTCCTTATCAGTTGATAGATTTTTTTGATGCTGCCAATAAAATATTTTACCATTAAAACCAATATCCCAACATTCAAGATACAAACAGTAAAAACCATTTTTATCACCGCTTTTAATTGTGTAATTTTTTTCTGATTTAGACATTATATTTTTCCTTGACAAAATTGTAATTGTTCAATTTTTTTTAGTGCAGCTTTGTTGGTTCTTAAAAGTGAACCATAACCTTCTTCACCTTCATCAATATGTTGTTCATACATATCAATTTGTGCAAAAATAGCTACTCGCATTTCTTCAAGTTGGGCTTCTGTAAACTTTATTTTATTATTCATCATGTTCTCCTCATTAACTATTACAAAATATATCTATTGCAAACTTATGTCAACACATTATTTTACATGAATTAAAATGACTATGTATAGGGTTCATGTGACACCCTTTAATGAAAATACAAATTCTATTATTCTTTGCACATGAATTATAAATTAAAAGAAATAGTAGTTATATTTGTTGCACTTATTAGTGTATCGTTTTTGGCTTTTGCAGAAGATACAACAACGACATCTAATATCACTAATAATACCACTCAAAGTATTTCATCATCATCTTCAAATTCTTCTGTTATAAATCAAACTAATACAAATAATTCTACAAGCAATATTACCCAAAATTCCACGACTGATAGCACTATAAATCAAACCAATAATTCTATTATTTCCCAAACCCAAGACATAACATCTAATATTACCCAAAATCAAAATGTAAATAATGTAGTCACGAACACATCAAATATAAATAATGTTAGCACATCACAACTTAATCAAGTTTCAGAAAGCAATGTCATATCTTCAAGTAAAAATATAAATGAAAACAAAAATGTTTCACAAAATTTTTCTGAAAATAAAAGCGTAAATAATAATACAAATATTAACCAATCAGTTTCATCATCAACGCAAAGGGCAACACAAACTATTAAATCACCTCCGGCTTCGGCTATTGCACCAAATGCTGCAATGTCAAGTTACTCACAAGACTTGTGTACCACCGGAGCAAGTGCGGCAGTACAAACACAAATATTTGGTATTAGTGCCGGTAAAACTATTGTAGATAAAAATTGTATTATTCTAAAAAACGCCAAAGCTCTTTTTGATATGGGAATGAAAGTGGCGGCAGTATCATTAATGTGTAAAGGCAACAAAGATGTTTTTAGTAGCATGATGGCGGCTGGCACACCTTGTCCGGTCATGGTTAATGGCAAAAGTTTAATTGGTGTTGATGCTATTAATTATTATGAAAATAATCCCAAAGAAAGACCTGACTATGAAGATATTAAACATAAATATGAAACAAAAGGTTATGAAATAAAAGCTTACACTAAGACAAATTTTTGTAAGAAATATAAAAAACATAAACTATGTATAAAATAATTCTATTACTATTTTTTTCTTTTGAAGTTCATGCAAACGAATTTATTACATCAAATAATTCTATTATAGACATAACGCAAAGTGGCACAGGTTTATCTTTACAAGATGATGGCATGGCAAATGTTCCAATAGGTTTTAATTTTATGTTTTGTGACCAAACTTATAACAACATATCAATAGCTATGAATGGGTTTATGACTTTTGATAGTGTTAATACATTCAATTCAAATGTTACTAGGCGTAGAAATTATCTTGCAGAGCAATTTCCATCTACCGGATATAATCAAAGTATTAAACCCTTACATTCAGATTTTATAAGAAGGTCAAGCGGTAACCAATCACCTTACTATCAAACATTAGGTGAAGGTGCGGCACAATATTTTGTTGTTATGTGGCATGATGTAAGTGAATATTCCAATGGTCGTAAAAGTACATTTGAAGCAATTTTATATGAAACAACAAATGAAATAGAATTTTTATATGAAGAAGTAAACATAGATAACCATGATGCAAGTATTGGTTTGCAATATAGCATGACTGACTATGTAGAATATCTTTGGTATGACGACACTAACCAAACATCTTTAGAACGAACAAGTTTTGCTATTACAACAAAAGAAGAAGTAGATGAAAGTTTTACATCATTAAGTTCAACTTGTTTAGAAAATAGCAATGTAAGTATTTATTGTTCTATTTATGATTTAGATACAAATAATGTTGATGTATTAAATGAAAATTCTTTTTTAGATAACATTTATGGCATTGAAAATAATGATGCAGATATTTATGGGTTTGACCAAGATGAATTAATTTATGGCAATGTCTTTACAATAAGTGTTGAAAATGATTACTTTGATGAACAAGAGAGTGTTGACCTCATAACAAACCTCGACACTCTCGACACCCCCCAAGATAATGATGAATTTATAGACAATAATGTTTTAATAGAGCCTATTGAAAACATATTATTAATTGATGAAGGGTTTGAAGATATAGGTTTTGAAATTACATCAATATCAGAATTACCAATTATAGATATAGAAAGTGACAACATAGATATTGTTGAATTAGAAATTATAGAAGAATTTTTTGAAGAAGAAATAATGGAGGATATTGAAGAACTTGAGGAGATTGAAGAAGAAGAACAAAATGAACAAATAGAAATTGTTGAAGAAAATGAAGAAGAAGAAGAAAACAATAATCAATCAATAGAAGTATCATTAGAAACTAATAGGCAAGGCGTAGAATTTGTAAATCAAAATGTATCATCATCAAGCCAACAAGAACAAACCAATAATCAAGTTGTTTCATCAAGTGTTAGTTTTGATGGTTCAGGTATAAACAATCAATCTACACAAGAAACACAACAACAAAATACAATTCTTTCTAATATAAACATTGTCCCTATTGATATGGGTCAAGGTTTAGGTGCAACTCAAATAGCAAGTGTTGAGATAACTAGCGTAGATTTGACAACACAAATTGAAACTTTAACAACGCAAGTCATGTCTATTAGTGAAGCACAACAAATAGAACAAAATTTTATAGAAAATAAAAAAGAAGAAATACAGGCACAAATCAATAGTCAAAATGAAACAGGAGAATATTCAATAACTTTACAAGATGACATTATAGGGCTTATGGGTTTTGTGCCTAACTTTAACCAATATTATATAAAGCTACCGGATAGACAAAATTTCTATCAACCAACCCAAATATATACAAATAATATTTTATATGATAACAACAATGCTATGGGTTCGTTAATTGGCATTTCAAACGCAAGACATAATATAATGCGTGGTCAATCAACAATAGAACAATTAAATAGGAGATACGAATGAACGATTTAATAAAAAAGGCACAAACTTATGTAATGCTTGTTGGGCTTATTGGTGGGATAGGTTCAGGCTTTTATGGATATGGACAGCTTATGTTAAGAGTTGACCAAATAGAAGCAAGAGAATTTGAAAGTGTTGACTTAGCACCACTAGAAACACAAATAGCTATTTTAGAAGAAAAGGTTGGCAAGTTAGAAAAAGCTGCCGACAACAACAAAAATCCTTTAGCACAATGAAAAAAGAACATAACGACATAGATGGTCTAAAAGCATTTTTAATAATATTATTAATGTTAGTTGGGTTTATTGCTATACAGGTTCAACTAAGTTTTTAACAAAAATAGTGCATTTTTCACCCATGATTTGCAATTAATATCAAGGTTGCTTTTTCAAATGATTTTACCAAAATAACCCCTAATCACTTAGGGGTTATCTCGTTTGGAGAACGAATTAAAACTTTTATTGATGAACACATTTATGATTATTTTTATTATTGTGTTTAGTCATGTTATACATGGTAGGGAATGGTATTCATTAGACCTTTGTATTGCCGCTTGTTCACAAAGAAAAAGGCGAAAAATTACAAATGAAATTGATGATGAATTAATCATATAATTGTATAAACGCAACCTATTTGTGTTGCCAATATAACAATATAAACAACACTAAAAAAATACTTTTCTAAAAAAATCTTACTCATAACAAACCTCTTAATTTGTTATATACCTTTTGTTTTTTCGTTCAAGTAAAATACATTCAAAATAAAAAAAAGAGGGTTAAAAAACCCTCCTTTTAATTTTATATTTTGTCTTTTATTATTTATTTCCCCATCTTGCAGGTATTTCCATCTCTAATGAATAATGATGAATGTAATAAAATACACTTTCTATTCCACTTGGCTCTATAACAAACTGCATTAAACCTTTATGTTGCTGTATACTTTCAACATCTTCATCGGCATATATTAATCCTTTTGATTGTAAAGAAGTTAAGACACCGCCAATACTTTTCATAGACATATCAGAAGTAGCTGGCATGATACTAATATCTAGTGCATCAATATAAGCTTGTGCATTTTCCATTAAATCATCTAAGTCACCTTCTTTTATTGCATACCATTTATAACCATTTTGTGATAATGTAAGTTTATATAGTGAAGTAAGAACTTGAGCTTCTTTGTCTGTAAGTTTTATAGTGTTAGTCATTTTTTTCTCCCTAATTACAATTATAAATTACCATACTGACATATATTGTCAACAACTAAATACACTTTTTTGATATTTTTTTTATTAATACTTGACCACAATTACGAACACTTATAAACATTATATATGGATAGTTTAGATTTAAAAAAATTGCCACTTATTTTAAAGCCAGATGAATGTTCAAATGATGAATACCATAATGGTTTTTTAAAAGATTTTTATGGTTCATCAACAATATCATCATTTGCATATTTAACACCTATTGAAGCTAAATTAAAAAATGATGAAGATTTTGCTGATACTATGGCAACAAGGCTTGGCAGTGCTTTTCATTTTATTATGGAGGATGAAAAAACTTATAAAGAAAATGTTATTTTTACAAAGTTAGATAACCGGTACAAAGAATATAAAGAATTAGCAAGTTCACTAAAAGAAGGTCAAATATTAATTCACGAAAAATTTGCCGGTGATATTCGAGGAATGAAAGTGTCTATGTTTAATCATAGCCTTAGTCATTATGTTAATACTATGGAGGCAAAAAAAGAATGGTCATTTGCTTACCAAGATGAATATGGGTTAAAAGTTAAAATTAGACCTGACCTTATAAGAAAAGGTATTAAAGATAAAAACAAAGATATTATTGTTGATTTTAAAAGTACAAAATCAGTTAATCCAAAAAGTTTTTCTAAATCTGTAAAAGATTATAATTACCATATACAAGCGGCACATTACATTGAGACTTATCAAAACATCACCGGTAAAGAAGTTGAAGAATTTGTATTTGCATGTGTTGAAAAAACATTTCCTTACCTTTGCAATTTTTTTACGCTTGGATATAAGACACTAAAAGAAGGCAACATTGCCTTAAATCATGCAAAAAAGAAATTAAGGTATTGTTTAGATACAGATGACTATGGTGGTTATGAAGAAACTTACAATGAAGATAAACAACCAATACCAACAACTATTGATATTGGTAATTTTAATTTTGAATATATAAATCCTTATGAGGAGGACATGATATGAATGAAAAACAAATAGAAATAACAAAAGATGAATATTTGGCTATGCAAAATGAATATGATGAAACAATGAACCATTATGACAAAGATGGATATTGTCATTTTTGTGGGCGGCATCAAGATGAAGGCATACATTACAAGTGTTGGAGATAGGAGGTATTAATGAGTAATAGAAATGAAATAGCAAATAAATTAAAAAAATTGTTAGGTGATATTGACCAACAAAAGTTTGGTGAAATTACTTGGACATTACCACAAAACAAAAACTTATACATTATAACAAATAAAGGTTGTCAAATGATAGCCGCTAAACAAGGTTTATATGTTCATTATGACCAACCAATAGTTATACAAGATAACATTGTTATAAAAGCAAAAGTTATAACAAAAGATGATAATTTAATTGAAAGTTTTGGTGAAGCAAATAGTAAAAATTGTCGTAATCCTTACCCTATATCTATGGCAGAAAAAAGAGGACATGATAGGGTCATATTAAAAGCCTGTGATGTTTATGGTGATATTTATAGTGAAGAAGAAAATATTGAAGAATTTAAAAAGCCTACAACAATACATGAACCTGAACCGGTTGGTTTAGAAGAAGTAAAACACAAAAATAAATTAGAAGGTTTTATGTTTGAAATTGATAACATAAAAAATCAAGATGAATTTGATATTGCTTGGGGTGACTTGCAAGTAAGATTAAAAAGTTCCGGCTTTACAACACCGGACAAACAAAAAATTCATAGTCACATAATTAGTAAATTTAAAATTAATAATAAATAGGAGAAAATATGAGTAGTTTAAACAAAGTTATGCTTATAGGTAATTTAGGTAATGACCCTGATATTGTAAATGATGGAAAAATTGGCAAGTTATCTGTTGCAACAAGTGAAAGCTGGAAAGATAAGTCATCAGGTGAAAGAAAAACAAAAACCGAATGGCATAGAGTAGTAATTTTTAATGAAGGTTTAGTTAGAATTGCTGAACAATACTTAAAAAAAGGTTCTAAAGTTTATCTTGAGGGTCAATTACAAACTAAAAGTTATACTGACAAAGATGGTGTTGAAAAATATACAACCGAAATTGTATTACAAAATTACAATGGCACACTAACTATGTTAGGTGAAAACAATGGTGGTCAAGCATCAACACCTTCACCAAAAAACAATACAGTTATAGATGATGATATACCTTTTTAAGCAATGAAAGTTACAATTAATAAAGATACAGCATTTTATGTTATTCCAACAAAAGACTTGTTAAGAATTTGTATTAACAATGATTGTTTTGAAAAAAATATGACCATTGATGGCTATTTTAATTTAATTACAAGTTGCTTGGATGCTATTCAAGAGATGAGGCGTGATGAATAAAGCATTAAATTCTACTATAAAAAAAATATGTTTTGATTATGAAGTTACTTTAAATGATATAAAATCATCAAGGCGTAACCCAAGAATAATTGAACCTAGATGGTTGTGTTGGGAATTATACAAAAATCATTCTTATCATTCTTTTCCTAAAATTGGTTTGATATTTAATCGAGACCACTCAACTATAATTCAAGGTTTAAAAAAAATTAAAACTAGGTATGGTGATAAGATAAAAAAATACGAAAAATTTTACCATGAAGAAAAAGAAAAATATTTGGACAAAGACTAAAATTAAAGATGTGCCTTGTGCGGCTTGTGGTAAAATGATTAATATGAATGGTGATGGGTGGGTGGTGAATGGGAAAGGTCAAATTGTTCATTATGGTGCTTTTACAGAATTTAAAGACCATTGTTTTAATAAATTAATCAAATAAACGCTTATACAAACGAAAAAAAAACTTTTATATAGTAAAACACCTTTATTTCCAACTATTGCCTGAAAGCCACGAAACAAGGCTATGGCGTGTTCCACTTAAAATAGGGTAAACTTTGTGCATTAAAAAGGCAGGAAAACAAATCATGTCACCTTTTTGTCTAGGAATAACAAAATCATCAACTTTATCAACTTCCACTTTTATGTCACCACCGGAATAATCTTTTGTGTTACTAAGTTGTGTTATAATTGTAAGTTTTCTATTTGGAATATGTGTATTTAAGTCTGACCAATTAATGTCCATGTGGTTGTCATACTTTCCACCCTTATTATAAGTCAAAAATTGTATTGGCTCGGCAAAACCTTTTATATCAAAATTGTAATATTTTTCATTTACAGTTTGACCAAAATCACTAATGACTTCTGAAACAAAACTTAAATCAATATCATCTGCACCAAATGATTTTACTTGCACATTTCTATAAGCATTGTTTTGACCACCGGACAAACCACCATTTAATGTTTTTTTCTTGTTCATTAAAGAATGTATTTGTTTTATTTGGTCATCACTTAACGCATTTTTTAAGTGCGTTACTTGTGGTGTTGACATTTTTAATCTGTTTCAGATTTTTCAGTAGTAATTGTAATTTCTATATCTTGACCTTTTGGAACATCTGCGTTCAAAAATAGTCTTGAAGAACTGCAACCAACTAATATAAATGCTGACAATAAAATTGTAATTCCAACACTAAAGCTGCCTACTGATAATTTTGTAAATATATTCATATTTTCCTCTAATTATAGTTTGCACTATATTACTTGTTTACAAGCCTATTAGCAAACCAAAAACTAATTATGCAACTAAACAACGCCATACTTTCATCTGACCATGCAGCTTGAATTGCCTTTAATGGTTCGTCACCTTCTTGTATTCCAACAATTACTTGTGCAATAGTCACAACACAAAAAACTATAAACATACAATATGTAATGACAGGTCTAACACTTGCTGATAAAGCGGCAATAAACTTTGATGGGTTTGCTTTAGAAAGCTGCTGGTCATGTTGGTAAACAGCTTTTGTTTGTTCGGTTATTGATTTAACAGTTTCTTCTTTAATTTTTAAAGCAGACAATTCTTTTGCCATCTTTATTTTATTTTCTTGAAGCAATAATTCATGTTTCATGTTTTGTTTTGCTTGAAAAAAATCTAAAACTTTTGGCATAAAGCCTGTACCAAACCCTAATAAAGAACCCAATAAACTAATCATTTTTTCTTTTTGCGTTTTTTCTTTGGAAAACCAGCTTTCATATTTGCATAAGATTTAGCAGATATAGTTGATTTTTTCTTAGTACGACTTGTTCCAGCTTTTTTTCTTTTATTTATGTTTCTATATAATGACATTTAGTTCTCCTACCATTTAGTTTTTGACGACCAATAAGCTGCTGACATTTTACCTTTAGCAATATTTTTACCATGTCTAGCTTTAAAACTTTTGCGTCTTGCTTTTTGTTTTGTTGTTTTAGGATTTTTACCTGCACCACTTACACCCTGCTGACCAAAACGAATTGTCTTTATTTTATCACCTTCTTTAGCAACAACAACATGGCTCTTTGTTTTATGTTTTGGAGTGCGTTTTGCTTTATTAAATCCGCTTACTCCGGCTCTTGTTAATCTTGGGTCTTTTGACATATCAACCTAACTACATAAACATTTATTAAATAATGTATTTTTTATTATATTAAAGGTGTTTCTTTCATTTTCAATAGTCATTTGTTTTTCATATATTTTTTTTGTTTTATTGTTTATTGGTAATATGAATTGTGCAATTCTTATATCTAAGGCTACTAAAATTAAAAAATCAACTTCATTATCATTATAAGGTCTTTTATCGCTACCATAGGCAGTTTGAAAATTGTATCTTAAAGACTTACCATCATTTTCATTATAACATTTAGCTGTTGCCTTAACTTGTACCCTCATTGGTTTTTGGTCAAACCATGCAACAATATCATATTTGTCTTTGCTAACTAAGTCGTTTTCAATCCCATAGCTTAACAAAACAGAACTAGCTAAAAGTTCTCCTTGCAAACCAATTTTTGTGGACATCTTAGGTAAACGCTATCTTTAACAATAAGCCTATAGTTGATGCACTTGCACCAATCATAATGGCTTCTATTCTATATAATCGTCTATCTATTGCCTCATATCTAGTTGAACAAGCGTCAACATGGTCATCAATTTTTTGGTTTACAGTTGCGGTTGTTGGTTTAGGCATTATTAATTACTTTCGTCAAATAAAGATGGGTCAACCCATGTATCTAATTGGTCTGACCAACCATTATCTACTGTATATCTCCATTTATAAGGATAAAAAGTATCTGGTGTACTATCAACAGAATATAAATTAGAATTTGATGTATTAACATCATTTATAGTTAATATTAATTCATCACTTCCATTAGTTATAGTAGTTTCTTTATCACTAATTGTAATAGTGTAATCATCAGGATAACAATAAATTGCAACATCTTTAAGTGGCTCTTTAATTTCAACATCTTCATCATTTACTATTTTTTTCCATTCTGTTCCTGTCCATCTGTGCATATTACCACTATTGTCTGTATAAAGAGCATCTACTTGAACAGCATTTCCATTTTCATTTGTAGTTGGTGGAGTATCATGTTTACCTATCCATTTAGATTGAAATTCCTCAACAGTCATACTTTCTTTTTCACCACTTAATAATACTTTTTGATTTATTGTGTTTATTATATCATCTTTTTTCCAAGTTATAATTTTTGGCATATTTGCCTCCTTATTCTTTTATTAAAAATGTACTTGCTGATGTAGCAATACCTATTTCTTTATGAGTTGATGTATCTACAGTTGCTGATGATGAAATAATACCATCATCTTTTTTTACTTGTATTTTTTGAGCAATAGTTAATCCACTTTGGTTGTCATCTTCTGTTCCTTGTAATTTAATTGTAACAGTTGCATTAGCACTAACACTTGATTGAGCAATACCAATATAACTATCATTTATGTCATATTTAATTGCACCCCAAACACCAGCATGACCTCCAATATTGTTGTAATCTCTATTTTGAGTAGCCCAACCTATATCTGAACCATTATCACCACTATCGCAAGTTTCCATTTGTGAATATTCATAAGAACTAACATAAAGTTGATGATAGGTGCTAAATTCTGATGTAACAGCTGATGATATTCCATCACTTAAATTTCTAATACCATAATAAATACGACCTTTATCGCTATTAGATGATTGTGTGCTGTCATAATACATGTGCATTATATACAATTTGCCTTGCACAACACGAGCAGAAATATCTAATTTATGACTTTCAGAACTGTTTGAATTTATACGCACTATTTCATTAAATGAACCACTTGTAACAGTTATATCACCAGAGTTTAAACCATCTGCACTTGCGTCATTAGGGTTAAATTTTGGAGCATATATTTTTTTATCCCTAACCATAAAACATCTTCCAACACCTGTTTCTGTAATAACAAGGTCTATTGCTGTGTCATCTTTATATCCCCAATTTGCAGTATTAATAGTTGTTCCACCAGAGTCTGTTGTAGATATATCAACAAAATTAGAAGATGTACCTAAACCTGTATAAGAATTTGAGTTAAAATAAAGCCTCCAAACTCTTACCTTATTATCAACCCAATTAAATTTTCTTGCATAATAAAAACTTGGAACTGTTGGGTGAGCAACAATACTATGTGCTGCTGGATAGCTAAGATAGTTATATTGACTTGCATTGATTGAATTTACTACAACATGATAATTATATTTATCATTAGCAGAACCATTTGGTCTAATAAAAAACCTAGAATTATACATTTGTATATAATATTCTGCGTTAAGAGCACCAAATCCTGCAACATAAGTTCCTGCGGGTTTTGTTGTAGCACTTTGACTATTTTCTCTTATATATGACCAATCTCCAGTAGCAGACACTAAAGATGGATTGTTGCCATTATAGTTACGGAGATAACTATTATTCATATTACCCATAGATTTTTGAATGCCAAAGGCAGAACCATTAAATGTTGCTGTGCCATATCTACAATATCCACTATTACTACTGCCACCACTTCCAACAATAACAAACATTTCATTACCTTCAAAATCTTTAACTCTATGTAATTTAACTATCCCCATATCTTCTGATACAAGCACTTGTTCTGAACCCCATGTAATAGTAGTACCTGATTTTGTACCTACTTTATAAGAAGCATAATAACTACTTGAGCCTCTTCTAAAAGTTACAATATATTTATCATATTGTTCAGAATAAACTATATGAGGATTGTTTCCGTTATTAGGATAAAGGTCAAAATTATCTGTTGTAGCTCCTGATGTGTGACTAAGATTTGCTGTATCTACCCAATTTTTAGCAAGACCTACTTTGCCATCAGAGTAAAGACCCACAGGTTGTCCTGCTGTAATTGCATATTTAGCTGTCTTGTCAACACTACCACCTGAAGCTGGTAAATTTGTTAGTTGTGAACCATCTACGGCAGGTAGCTTGGCATTACTATCTAATTGAACAGCATTAGTTGCTGATGTACCTGCTGCTAATGTTGCGGCAGTTCCTAATCCTAAATTAGTTCTAGCTGTACTTGCACTTGCTAAATCTGATAAATTTGATGCTTTTGCAGCCGCATTATCGGCTTTCGTTCCTTGTGCTGAAGTAGCATAATCAGTAGAAGCTGTTGTAGCAGCAGTTCCTAATCCTAATGTTGTTCTTTGTGCTGCAGCGTCTGCGTCATCTAATAGGGCTTTACCTGCTGCGGTTAAATCGTAAACACCTGCAGAACCACTTCCTGTAAATTGTATGCCTTTGTCGGCAGCAGAAGTAAGTCCTGCAATAGCGGTTAATTCTGCGTCATCTAGTCCTTGCACACTTGCGGCAGGGGTTGTTACATAATTACCCATATAGGCATGACTAGAACATTCATAATACAAAACATTTGGTGTAGCATCATCAACCGCAATCGTTGTATATGCACCTGAACTACCTGCAGTACCATTTGTTGTTACGCCTGATGTGTAAGCCTCAGCTTTTGCAGCGTCTTTATAAAATCTTAGTGGGTGTCCACTATTAGAACTATGTGC